GCGGAGAAGCCTTCACAGTATCATTCGAGGATACAGGCACAACTGGAGTTACCGTGAAGAGCGCAGTTACAGGCGATAGGGACGAGGGGCAAGAAGCGGTAGATGTTTTGTGCACAAAAATAGGAGCTGATAGTATCGCTCAGTTTAAGAAGACTTCACCTGGTGGTAAAGCTGAGACATTCTATGCTTCAGCTGAAATGGGCGACATTGGTGGAGGAAACAACGACACGACGTCATGGGGCGTCACGCTTACCATAAGTGGTAAAGTTACACAGTTATAACACAGGGAGGGATATAGATGCCCGTAGTGAGAGTTCTTGCAAGAGAATGGAAAATAGAAGTCAAGAATAGCTCCAGTCAATTTGTGGAAATTGGTGGCATCAATACATTCACCTTTGGCGGAGGTAAGACCGACGCAGATACCACTGGCTTTGACAGTGAAGGATGGGGCGAGCACCTCGTAGCACAACGAGGACGAACCTTGACTATCGGTGGGTTCTTTCTTGAGGATGAAGCTGGAGTGCGTGATGCTGGGCAAGCTGTCATCGATGAGCTCGCCAGCAAGATAGGCGCAGAAGCCATAGGTGACTTCAAACTCACAAGTCCTGGCGGGACAACCTGGGAGTTTAGCGGTAGCGTTGAACCTGCGGATGTTGGCGGCGGAACGAACGACGTAACGAGCTGGGGGGCCACGATAACAGTTACTGGAAATGTAGCTTAAGGAGTGATATGTATGGCTAACAAATATAGAGACTTCGACGCTTTCTTTGCTGAAGCTCATCAAGAAAACATAATATTCAAGGTGAAGGGACGTGAATACACCGTCCCTCCTTCGCCTTCGCTTGGTGCTGTCGTTAGGCTGGACAAGATACGACGCAATAAAGGTATTGACAGCGCTTTGTCAGAACTTGAGCTTGAGCAAATGGGAATTGACGTGCTTGGGAGAGAGCAATTCGATCAAATGATGGCAGACGGAGTCACCATTCAAGAATTTGAGCGCATCTTTGAGTGGATATGGAGTCTCTATCGAGGCGTTGAGCCAGAAGACGAGACAAAAGATGACCAAAAAAAAACGAGCAAGAAGCGGTAGACATCATCGAAAAATGGGGGTTAATTGAAGCTGACTTTCAACGAGAGTATGGCATTAACTTGGTCAAAGAATTAGATACTTTGTCGTGGCGCAGGTTTTTAACTTTGTTGGCAGGACTTGGGATGAACAGCACGCTTATAAACGTGATTAGCCAAGCTAAACAACCAAAGGAAAACATCATAGAAGATCCAGCACTGGCAGAGCGAGCGGTTAAGCAAGTGTGGGGGGTGTAGCAGTGGCGCTCAAGGTTGGGGAGCTGTACAGCACAATATCACTTGATGCTAGTAAATTCAATCAAGGTGTTGCAGCAGCACAAAAACAAATAGAAGGTATGACAACGAAGTTGTCTCAAATGTCGCTAAGTTGGAATAAGGTTGATCAACAACTAGCGAGAATTAGTAATAATATGAGACGAAGTGGCATAGCTATGAGCAAAGCACTTACTGCACCCCTTGTCGCTATTGGCGGAGTTGCTGTAAAAGCAGCACTTGACGTAGATGAAGCATTAGATATTATTGCACGTGGTACGGGAGCACAAGGTGAAGCATTAAAAGGACTAGAACAAGAGTGGCGCAAATTAGCTACATCGGTTACACAAAGCTTTGAAGATTCAGCAAAAGTTATAGCTGATTATAATACAAGACTTGGTTTAACTGGTAAAGCTCTACATGACATTTCAAAACAAGCACTAGATGCTTCACGTATGCTTAATGAAGATGTTAATGCAATTGTATCAGAAAGCGCAAAAGCTATGCAAAGTTGGGGCGTAGAAGCAGAAAATATGAGCGGTTTTCTAGATAAAATCTTCAAAGCATCACAGGATACTGGTGTTGGGATGAGCTCTTTATCAAGTCAGTTGTATTACTATGGTGCATCTCTCAAAGCCATGGGGTTTGACATCGATTCATCTATCGCATTGCTGGCACAATTTGAACGTGAAGGCGTGAATACTGAGCGAATTATAAGTGCAATGGCCATTGGGTTGAGGAATATGGCACAGGCTGGAGTTGCCGATACTAATCAAGCGTTTATTCAGTTAATAAATACAATACAAAATGCCAAAACTGAGACCGAGGCAATTGCGATTGCCACGAAGGTCTTTGGTCGTTCAGGCACAGAAATGGCGATAGCTATTCGAGAAGGAAAGATATCAGTTGAAGAAATGGTGGATGCGCTGAATAAAGCGGATGGAGCGATACAACGAACAGCTGATAGCACTGATTCATTTGATGAAAAGATAGTAAGAGTTAGACGGTCAATCATGCTAGCTATAGAGCCGTTGGGCACTGAAATGTTGAACATCGCAGAAAGCGTAATCCCGACTTTGCAACGTAAATCAGAAGAATTTGCCACGTCAATTGCAAACATGAGCGACTCGTCGAGAAAGGCGATAGTCGAATTTGCAGGTGTTTTAGCTGTGGGTGGGCCATTGCTTATAGCGATAAGCGCAACAATTAACGCAATTAGGAATCTTGGTAGTGTGGTAATGGCTGTATTTGTGGCGGCAAATAGCCCGTTTGGTCTTGCCGCTTTGGCCGTAGGTGGTTTAATCGCTGTATTGTATGAGTTCGACAAAGTGCAAAAGAAATTAGGCACCACACCCAGTACTATGCGTGAAAGGCTAAAATACACAGAACGTGCTGGTGAGATATACGCAGAGCGACATGGTAAGTATCCGTTGACTGCTCCAGAATACGCAGAATTAGAAAAGATAGTTGATGAGCTAATGGCCGCAGAACAAAAAGCAAGCACGGCCACAACCGACTTAGGCAACAAAGTGCAGCAGACTGTGGAACGCGTGCCCGAAGTCGCACAAATATCCACTACATCTATAAATAAGCTAGCTAAAGCAGGCAAAGATGCTACGTCGGTCTACGAGAAACTGGCACAGCAAATAGAAGCCTTAGCTGCTTTAAGCCAATATGAGCAACGCTATAAGGGCGCACCCTTGCCTATGCCAGAGTTTAAGAGGATGGAGTGGGACTTTGGAGCGTTAGAAGAATCAAGACGCATCGGGCAGCAGGTGGCGGAAGAGATGGAGAAGGCGGCCATAGCCGAGCAAGGCGTGCTTAACACTATCAACGCAATAGTAGACCAAGTGCAATATATGAACATGCCGCTCGAGGAAGCAGTAATGAAGCTCGAGGCTATAAAGGGGTCTACCGAGCCACTCTCGGATGAGTGGAAACGCGCAACCGACATGATAAAGCAATACAGGTCAGAGCTTGACGAGACCGCCAAGAAGTCATCTGAACTTGAAATTCAGTCGAAATTGTGGGCAAACAACCTCATCGAAGGCCTTGCCGACGCAGTGGTATATGGCAGAAACCTAAGCGAAGTGTTAAGCAATATACTTAAACAGCTTGCAAGCTCTTTACTGCAACGTTTCATATGGGGTATCTTGCCTATACCCGGACTTAAGATGCACAGCGGTGGTGTAGTCGGCCTTGCTGGCACGCCAATGATGGTGCCTGCTGGAACGTTTATCGGTGCTCCTCGCCTCCATAATGGACTCGCACCTGACGAGTTCCCCGCCATACTTCAGCGAGGAGAAACCGTGCTTCCGCGAGGGGCCGACACGACATCTCCAACTAGCGTTAAGATAGTTAATGTGCTTGATCCTTCTATTGTGGGCAATTACCTTGGAACTGCTGAGGGCGAGCGAGTGGTAGTTAATATAATGCAAAGAAACATAAGGAGGCTGACATAATGCCCCATGTTATTGGATATGTGACAGGGACGACGAGCGACCCAGCGCATTACAAATTCTTAGATGTCGTAAGAAACTTTGCGGTGGCCAACGGTTGGCAGCAGTTAATGTATGACGGAACGAGCGCAAACCGATATGTTTTCTTGCAAGGGCCTGGATTAACCGGAGAGGATCCTGTATGGGTGGGGCTTGACACATATCAAAGCGTTGCGAGTGCATATTATAACGTTGCAGTTGGAGTCGCTACTGGCTATCTTGAATCTCAGGGATATTATAGCCAGCCACAATTCAAGCGAATAGGCACACCTTTGTTTTACGATAGAATTGACTACTGGATAAGCTTAAATGCGCAAAGAATAGTATTTGTATGTAAAGTTGGTCAAAGTTACTATGAGCACGGATACATGGGTAAGTTTATACCATATTGCTCGCCACTTCAATACCCGTATCCTGTTTTTGTCGGTGGAATGTTTGGATATTATTCTGATCAATCATATATTTTACAAACTCAATCATATACATATGGCTCCTATCACGAAGTGCCTTATGTAGGATCGTATTACAATGGACAAGTTTATAGTAGCTTCGATGGGACATGGAGACTGGCGAATAAACAAACATTAGGATATTTAGGAATTACCTTGAATAATGAGAAGCCAGTATACAATATCGACTTAACGTTAAGATATAACCAAACTTCAACAGCAGGCATATATGGAACACTTGATGGTGTTTATATAATACAATCTAATTACGATGAAATTTATCCTGAAGATACTATAACTGTTAATGAAGTTAATTATATAGCGTTTCCAAGCAGAAACAGCACTGAAGCTTCATATCTTATAAGGATGGATATATAGGGTGGTGACTGTTAATGGCATACTATACTGGGGTGTGTAACAGTTTTGATGATATAAAAAATGCATTAAAAAGTCATTGTGTGTCCAATGGTTGGTCAGCAACCACTGATAGCGCTGGCAAGGACGTAATCTACAAAGATAACTTATATGTTATGTTAACCACCACCACTTCATATTTTGGCGTAACAGGTAGAACTGGGGTTAATGAGGGAAGTTCTCCAGCGCCCGTTGGTATGCGTAACTTTACTCCTTATCAGACAACACCTTGTCCTGGACTGATACAATTTCCAGTTCAATATTTTTGCTTTACCTATACCGACATAGACGAAGTTTATTTTTTGATAAGATATACAAATATGTATCAGTGGGTGGCATTCGGCAAAAGTAATATAGCTCTACCTGGAACTGGTCTTTGGGTGGCTGGCACTGTAGGATGTTCGGGCTCAAGTCCTAATCATATAAGGATAGACACAACAGGTTCAGGGGAATCAGGTTCCCATACAGGTTATTCAACTAGTGCAGCTTTATTTTGGAACGCTTATGCAGACACTGATGCATGGCCAGCAATGAATTACTGGCTTCATTCTAATATCAATACTAACTACCCTTGGTCTCTATCAACTATTAACATAGGTTATCCATATCCAATTGGTATTAAGTATCTAACTACTCATTTACAGAGCCAGCCTAATGCATTTAATCAACAGGCCCTATTTTTACCTGTTTTAGTTTATCATGCAAGTGCCACTTATTCGGGATATTATACTTTAGTTGCGCATATTCAAAAAGCAAGACATATGATGATAAATTATATTGATCAAGAAACTATCATTTACCATGGGGATGAACAATGGATGGTATTCCCATATTTCAAAAAAGTTTATCAATCCCCATCCACTTTTTCTTTAAGTTATGTTGATCACTCAGGCAATTTCGGTTGGGCGATTAAAAAGGAGGCATAATGAGCTTCTATTTTACACCTAAACCAGAAGCTTACGACAACAGTGACCAACCGTTTTGGTCATATCATGGTTGGGATGCAACGCCTCAGTTAACTAACACCAATGATGTCTATACTCCTGTCTTTTTTGGAGCATTTACACCAACCAAACAAATCATCCCGACTCAACACAACGGCTGGATGCTTATGTCGCTTTATGATGATGTTTACGGCTATGTTCATGTCGAACCGACTTACGTTAACGTTGGCACGGTGCTTGCAGATGAAACCTACACCGTAGAAGTGTGGAATGCCGACCTACAAAACCCAAGGATCCTAAACAGTCTTGGCTTGGTAAACACAGGCGGCATTCTATTCGAGGGGCCACTATCATATCCTCACGAATTTGGAATTAATCAAGCTGAAGTATATCGTATCAAGGTCACGACCGAAGGCCCTCCTACAATAAACGCCACAATAACGCTTAACTTTGGCGTTTACTCGATACCCATCACTATCGAAGGACAGCGACTCGTTGTATTTCACTGGATGCCAAGACGTCAATTCACAGAAAGGTTAGAATGGCTAACTGACCTCATCGAGACCTACTCAGACGAACAGCGCATCGCATTGCGCATAGCTCCAAGACGACACATCACTTATTCTTACGCTAAAACGCCGCACCATGGCTCACAGATAGCTACAGTTGCAAAAGGGTGGGTCTTCCGGACATGGGGAGTTCCTATTTGGGTGGAAGCCGAGAAGATAGTATCCATACCACAAGGAGCAACCACAATAAGTTTTGATACGAGATACGCAAGTTACACCAATGCGGCATTTATTTGGGAGAACGACGATAAGCACGAAGCAGTTAATATTGTGACTTTAAGAGATGACGGCATAGATATTGACCAGCCTATATTGCGCAATTACAACAACGCTCTGATAATGCCACTCCTTTTTGGTAATGTCCAGGACGGCATACATATGAAGAAAGACTATGCAGTCGTTCAAGCTTCAGCTACGTTCACTATCGTAGATGACAAATATGTAGGAGTGCAAAACTATCCTACACTGGATGGATATCCTATCTTACGAGACGTAGGAGTGAAGGTTGAAGAGTTCAACGAGCGTATCTATCGAGCATCGGAGTTCATCGATAATGGACAGGGGCTTATCGAGGTGGAACCAAACAGAAGTATTATTGAAAAGACAAGCTTACTTGGCAAGATTACAGCGACGAAGGCCGACCTGTGGCGATGGCGACAATTCCTTCATTGGCTTAGTGGCCGTCAAAAGACGTTTCTACTTCCAACTTTTATGCAAGACATTCATCTGATAGAAATGCTTGGGAGTGGTGCAACGTCAGCGAAGATCAAAGGACTTGGACTATCAAACTATGGCACATTCCCTATGCGCTCAGCGATAACGTTTAGCGACGGCTCGACACAGTATCGAAAGATAATGAGCGCATCGCCGATACCAGACTCAGAGGATGAATATATTGTGCTTGACCAAAGCTTCACCGTTAACGTTTATCCTGAAGATATCAAACGTTGGGAATTTATCGACCTTGTGAGGCTTGATACCGACGAGGTGACCTTAGAATATAACGGTTTAATTGTTAAATGTTCAATACCAGTAAGGAGTGTTAACTCATGAGCTTTTTAAGCTTTGAAACAAGCAGAAGTAGCGGACAACCGTTAGAGCTTTACGAATTTAAATATGGAGCATACATTTACCGTTACAACACAACAGCGAGCGAGGTAATTATAAATAACATTCCATATCTGCCGATGCCACTATCACGTGAGGCTATAACATTGACAAGCGACATACGGCGTTCTCAGCTCACTATAGCTGCTCCTTCTAACTTTGAAGTTGCTAACTTCTTTCGAGCAAGCATCCCAGCTTCGCCGATATCGGTCACTATCAAGAAGAAACACCGCAACGACGCAGAAGTCATAACGGAATGGATAGGACGTATAATTACAGCGGAATGGAAGCATAGCGGGGTTCAGATGTATTGTGAGTCTTACTACTCGGCAATTCAAGGCAACGCCAACATGCGATATTATGGCTATTCGTGCCCCCATATGCTTTATAGTAATAGGTGCAAGGTAAGCAGGATAAGCTATCGCACAGTTGCCACAGTTAGCACTGTGAGCGGAACAAGTGTAACGTCTTCAGTTTTTAGCACGAAGCCTAACGGCTATTTCACTGGAGGATATTTAATGTTTTACGATAGCACAACTGGCCTAATTCATATGAGATATATCAGCGCACATTTGGGGAGCACGGTTACGCTGTCCAACCAAATACCAGAACTCACGGCAGGTAAACAAGTTGAGGTTTATCCTGGGTGTGACCATACATTAGCGACTTGCAGAGATAAGTTTGGCAACCACATTAACTTCGGTGGCTTTCCTTGGATACCAGGACGAAACCCGTTTACGTCGTCCAGCACGATTTTTTGGTAGGAGGGGTGAAGAATGAGTATTTGGCTTGCTCTTGGACTTGGACTTCTTTTTAGCTATCTTGCCTTTTTGCTTCGACCAAAACCTTCTGCGCCACCACCCTCCACTATCGAGGACTCAGACGTGCCTATCGTTAATGCTTCCGATCCTATACCACGCATCTATGGCACAGTATGGATCAGCTCACCCAATGTCGTCTGGTATGGCGACCTTCGCACAACACCCATCAAGCGAAGTGAGGACTTTAAATGATCGTGAGTGCTAAGGATGCTGTGGAATTGGGATATTGCATCAAGGGAATTAAAGAGTTTTGCAAGAAGCACAACATCGACTTTCGCGACTTTGTTAATCACGGAGTTGATGCTGATGTATTATTAAATACAGATGACGCCATGGCGCTAAAAGTAGTAGAGCACAAGAAAACTCAACAAGGAGAAGTAAATGGGTGGTAAGGGCAAAGTCGAGATTACAGTTGGCTACAAATACTACGCAGGGCTTCATATGGTATTCTGTGATGCCGCTGACGCCTTACAAGCCATTGCTGTAGGCGATAAAACGGCCTGGACTGGTAATGTTACGGCCAACTCCACGATATATATCGATAAACCCAATCTCTTCGGTGGGGAAGACCGTGAAGGCGGTGTGCAGGGCGACGTTGATGTTATGTTTGGAGGCGATACACAGGGGGTAAATTCATATTTACTCAGCAAGCTTGGAGCAAATACTCCAGCCTTCAGAGGGGTAGTTTCGCTTGTAGCCAAACAAATATACCTCGCGGCCCTTAACCCCTATATCAAACCATGGAAAGCAAAACTAAAACGTATCCCTGCCAAGACGTGGCAACCAACTTATGCTGATGTGGGTGGCAACGCCAATCCTGTCCACATCATCTATGAGCTCATCACCGAGCACGGACTTGGACAGATAGACCAGACGTCGTTCACTAATGCCGCAAGCACATTAAAGAGTGAAGGCTTCGGTATGAGCATAACTTGGACTGGCGGATCGATCGAAGAGTTCCTTCAGTTGATCCTTGATCACATAGGCGGGATGTTATTTGTCAATCCCACCACAGGTCTATTTCAAATACGACTCATCCGAAATGACTATAATGTCAGCTCGTTGCCAGTATTCGATGAAACATCGATTAAAGAAATGGTCAGTTATCAACGCATAGCTCTTGCCGATACCATTAACCAGCTTACTATTTACTACACAGACATGAACAGTGGAGAGGAAAGAAGCATTTGCGTGCAAGACCTCGCCAACTTTGCCGCTCAAGGTAGAGTCGTGTCGGATGAGCGCAAATACCTTGGAATTACGAATTTGTCGTTGGCAACCAAGGTAGCCATGCGAGACCTTGCGGCCTCGTCGGCAATGCTGAGTAAGCTCACAATTAAAGTCTCGCGTAAGGCTTACAACTTAGTTCCTGGTGACGTCTTTGTTTTTAAGTGGCCAAAACTTGGCATTCAACAAATGGTATTCAGAGTTGGTGAGGTTAACTATGGCACGTTGAGCGATTCAACCATAACAATTGATGCTATCGAAGACGTTTATTCATTGCCTGTAGCTTCTTACATAGAAGTCCAGGATCCCTATTGGAGCGAACCGGTAAGTGATCCTACTCCATGTCCTCAACAAAGGCTCTACGAGGTGCCATATTGGGATCTCGTGAGATCACTGTCTCCTGCTGATTTTGACTATCTACCCAAAAATGAAGATGTAGGTTTCGTTGGGGCCTTGGGATCTCGGCCTACTGGAGTGGCAATGAACTACGACTTTTACACCTCCACGTCTTCGACGAGTGGATACGTCAAGCGAGATACCGAAAACTTTTGCCCTATTGCATTTCTATCAGCTCCTGTCGGTTACCTCGATACAACGTTTCAAATAGAAAACGGGACAGACCTTGACCTTGTAAGAACAGGAAATACCTTCTACGCAATAATCGAGGATGAGGTCGTGAGAGTCAATACCATCACAACAAGCAGTGTAAACGTATCGAGGGGATGCTTGGACTCCGTGCCTAAACCTCATGCCGCAGGTGTGGCGATATACTTTGTCAGCGGTTGGCAGGCTGTCGATCAAACACAAAGGGTGGCTGGTCAAACGATTTATGGCAAGCTTTGCCCTCGCACTGGTAGGGGTGTGTTAGACCTCGCACAAGCTCCGACTCAAAACATTACGCTTGCAAGCAGATTTGACAGGCCGTATCCGCCGGCTTATTTTAGGATCAATGGAACACCATATCCCAACGGAGCAGTGATCGAAGGAGGAAGCCTGAGCCTGTCGTGGTATCATAGAGACAGAACTCAACAGACAGCATATATTGTGGCTGATACGGAAGGCAATATTGGCCCTGAGCCAGGAACGACATACACAGTTGAAGTCAGGAACAAAAGCAATAATTCTCTGATAACAAGTCAAG